TGGCGGTGCAATGCTGATCGCCTCGCTGTTTCTCGGTGGGCAGGATGGTGTCGAAGGGCGGAAGTATGAAGCCTATAAAGACGTCGCCGGGGTGTGGACTGTCTGCGATGGCCATACGGGCCGGGATATCGTAAGAGGGAAGAAGTATACCGATCGCGAATGTGACCAGTTGCTATGGAAAGACCTCCAGCCAGCAAAGCGAACGGTAGACAATCTGGTTAAGGTGCCGCTGGGCGAGTATCAGCGCGCCGCGCTTTACAGCTTTGTCTTTAATATTGGTTCTGACGCGTTCTCGAAGTCCACGCTTCTGCGCAAGCTGAACAAAGGTGATCACGACGGTGCGTGCGAAGAAATGCGCCGTTGGGTTTACGCTGGTGGCATGAAATGGAAAGGCCTCCAGAACCGGCGCGAGATGGAGCGCAGCATGTGCCTGGCGGAGAGCAAACATGACCTCTAAAGCCTGGCTGATAATCGGCATCGAGCTGATTTTATCCTTTCTGATTATTTATCTTCTGCTCGGTCAGGCACTTGATGAGAAGAAGCGTGCTGACGCCGCCGAGCAAAACCTGAAACTGGCAACCGCCAAAATCACCGATATGCAGGTGCGCCAGAGTGATGTTGCTGCGCTCGATGCCAAATACACTGGAGAACTGCGGGATGCAAAAGCCACTATCGATCAGCTTGAGCGCGATGTTGCTTCTGGCAAGCGTCGGCTGCAGCTCAACGCCAGATGCACCACGAACGGAACGACCACATCCTCCGGCATGGATGATGGCACCGGCCCCCGACTTACTGACTCCGCTGAACGGGATTATTTCACCCTCAGGGAGCGAATCGAAACCGTCAACAAGCAACTGAGCGGTCTGCAGGCGTATGTGCGCGAGCAGTGCCTTAACTAACGAGGAAGATATGAGCGAAGCAAAACCGCAGGATGGAAGCACCGTAAAGGGGTACCGCACGTTAACACCTGGCGACATTGAGCGTATGAACCGCCTGAAAGGAGTAAGCCGCCATTTCTGCAGCCTGCTCGATACCGAACGCGGAGAGCTGCTGGCTGTCCGTAATGGGCCAGCAATGCTGAGCACTGAGCAGGCACGTGAGATTGATGACGCTATGCGCAGCCTGTCTATTGCCCGCACTAAAATGCAGGAAGCCTGTATGTGGGCTTGTCGTGCTGTTGCCCGGCCTGACGCTGACTGTTAGCCATTCCAAAGCTCATCTGCGGATGTGCTTGATAATGGGAAAAGAAGCCCTCAAAAGAAGGGAATCCAAATTCTTTTGAGGGCATGCAAATGCATATTCGTTACACCTTGAATTTAGCAGCGTGACATTAAGTGGGTATGGGAAGTTTCCCATAAGCGAAGCTGTCAGGTTGGAGTGTTCAGCCACATCAAAAAAACAGTGAGCCACTGGGCTGGTGGTTCTCTATTGCTATCACCATGGGCAGACCCATCGTAATGGCTACAGGGGATAAATCGAAAATATACCCTATAGGGAATAAACCACAGCCTCGCTCACGCGGGGCTTTTTTATTGGAGCCAACAATATGCCTGCAGCTATCCCTCGCGCCTGTCGTAAGCGCGGGTGCTCTGGCACCACCACAGATCGTTCCGGCTACTGCGATGCGCACCGTAACGAAGGGTGGCAGCAGCACCAGCGAGGACTGAGCCGCCATCAGCGTGGCTACGGCAGCAAGTGGGATATCATCCGCGCCCGCATCCTTAAGCGTGATCGTCACATCTGCCAGCAGTGCCTGCGCAACAGCAGACCACGCCCAGCGGAAACGGTCGACCACGTTATCCCGAAAGCTCACGGCGGCACAGACGACGACAGCAATCTTGAATCGCTGTGCTGGCCATGCCATAAGCGCAAGACCGCAACGGAGAGAGCCCGATGAGCTATACACGCTGCACCTACTGCGGCTCGACGCTGCACACCGTAGCGAACTGCCCAAAGACATGGGGAGGCTCAGCCCGCCGTGCGAATCTGCGCTGCGGTTACTGCGGTCAGTCAGGCCATAACTCCAGCGCCTGCCCGCACAATGCGAGCAGCGCGCGGCGCCGTAACCTCAGTGATGACTTCCATCTCGACTGATGAAACGCAAAATGATTTCAAATGCAATCACTTGAGGTGAATGATATCTATTCTCATCAACGGGGAGGGCGGGTTAAAAGTTCAGGCCCCTGCCTGCTAAGGACCGCCGCCTAACCCTTTCTCGCATCGCCGCAGGTTAGAAAACTTTTTTATGGGGTCCCCCATCCGATGATTAATAGGAGTTTTCGATTATGTCAGGACCACCGAAAACCCCGACCCATCTGCGTCTGGTGAGGGGTAACCCATCAAAACGTCCGATCAATAAAGACGAGCCGCAACCCCCGGCAGGGGTACCCCCAACTCCGAAGCATTTCGACAAGCAGGCGAAGTACTGGTTTAAGCGAATGGCTGAAGAGCTTGATGCCGTCGGCGTCGTTTCTCAGCTGGACGCCCGTGCACTCGAACTGCTGGTCGAGGCTTACACCGAGTACCGGCACCACTGCGACACGCTGGAGATCGAGGGGTATACGTACCGGACTGAAACGCAGACCGGGGATGTGCTGATTAAAGCGCACCCGGCGGCAATCATGAAGGCAGATGCCTGGAAGCGTCTCCGCGCCATGCTGGCCGAGTTCGGCATGACGCCTGCCAGTCGGTCGAAGGTCAGCACCAAAACGCCGGATGCGGTTGATCCGCTGGCTGAGTTCATGAAAGCGAGGGATTAATGGCTAAGGTTGCAGAGGGTATCCGCTACGCCGAGCGCGTCGTGGCGGGGGAGATTATTGCCTGTGAGTTTGTCCGGCTGGCATGCCAGCGTTTTCTGGACGATCTGAAAAACGGCGAGGCGCGTGGGATCTTCTTCAGCGAACCCAGGGCGCAGCACATCCTGAATTTCTACAAATTTATACCCCATGTTAAGGGAGCGCAGGCCGGTCAGCCCATCGACCTGATGGACTGGCATATTTTCATTCTCATCAATATCTACGGGTTTGTGATCCCGCTGGTGAACGAGGAGACCGGCGACGTGGTGCTGCGCAACGATGGCAGCGGCCGCCCGGTTATGGTGCGGCGGTTCCGCACCGCTTACAACGAGGTGGCGCGTAAGAATGCGAAATCCACACTTTCCTCCGGCGTCGGCCTGTATATGGCAGGTGCAGATGGCGAGGGCGGCGCTGAGGTTTATTCGGCGGCCACAACCCGCGACCAGGCGCGTATCGTGTTTGAAGATGCCAAAAACATGGTGAAGAAAGCGAAAGCGACACTGGGCCGCCTGTTTGAGTTCAACAAGCTGGCGATCTACCAGGAGCAGAGCGCGTCGAAGTTCGAGCCCCTTTCCAGCGACGCGAACAACCTGGACGGCCTGAACATCCACTGCGGCATTGTCGACGAGTTGCACGCCCATAAAACCCGTGACGTCTGGGACGTGCTGGAGACAGCAACCGGTGCGCGCCTGCAGTCGCTGCTGTTCGGCATTACCACCGCTGGCTTTAATAAAGAAGGCATCTGCTATGAGCTGCGCGATTATGCCATCAAGGTACTGCGCGGTTTCAACAGCGATGTGGAAGGAGCGGTTAAGGACGATACCTTCTTTGCCATCATCTACACCCTGGACGAAGGCGACGACCCTTTCGATGAAACGGTCTGGCAGAAGGCGAATCCGGGCCTCGGCATCTGCAAGCGCTGGGACGATCTGCGTCGCCTGGCGAAGAAGGCCAAAGAGCAGGTGTCCGCCCGCGTTAACTTTTTCACCAAACACATGAATATCTGGGTTACGGCGGAGTCTTCCTGGATGGACATGCTGAAGTGGGAAAAATGCGAACTCATCGCGCCGGGGCATGAACTGAAAACCTATCCGCTCTGGGTGGGGGTCGATCTGGCGAACAAAATCGATATCTGCGCCGCGGTAAAAGCCTGGCGTTCTCCCGACGGGCACGTTCATACCGACTTTAAATTCTGGCTACCGGAAGGGCGGCTTGAGAAGTGTTCCCGGCAGATGGCCGAGCTCTACCGCAAATGGGCGGAACTGGACAAGCTCATCCTGACCGACGGGGATGTGATAGACCACGCGCAGATCAAGGAAGAACTTCAGGCGTGGGTGGCCGGTGAAAGCCTGAAAGAAATCGGTTTTGACCCGTGGAGTGCCACGCAGTTCAGCCTGGCGCTTGCCGAGGAAGGCCTGCCTCTGGTGGAGGTTCCACAGACGGTCCGTAACTTCTCCGAAGCCATGAAGGAAGTCGAGGCGCTGGTTTACGGTGGACGGCTCCATCACAGCAATCACCCGGTGATGAACTGGATGATGTCGAATGTGACGGTTCGGCCGGATCGTAATGACAATATCTTCCCCAACAAATCGACCCCGGAAGCCAAGATTGACGGCCCGGCGGCGCTGTTTACCGCAATGAGCCGTCTGCTTGTTAACGGTGGCAACGACCAGCAGGACCTGAGTGGATTCTTTGACAACCCCATCATGGTAGGTTTCTGATGAAGAAAAGTAAGCAGCCGGGCAAGGTAAAAAGCGCCTTGCTCAACTGGCTGGGCGTGCCCATCAGCCTGACTACCGGAACGTTCTGGCAGGAGTGGTATGGCACGAGCAGCAGCGGGAAGGTGGTCTCGGCAGATAAGGCGATCCAGCTTTCGGCCGTCTGGGCCTGCGTCCGGCTCCTGAGCGAGTCGGTGTCCACGCTGCCGGTTAAGATTTACACCCGACAGGCTGATGGCTCGCGCAAGCTGGCGCAGAACCATCCGGTATACCAGGTGCTTTGTCGCCGTCCCAATCTGGAAATGACGCCGTCCCGGTTCATGCTCATGGTGGTGGCCAGCATCTGTCTACGAGGTAATGCCTTTGTCGAGAAGCTGTTTATCGGCAATAAGCTGGTGTCGCTGGTGCCATTGCTGCCCCAGAACATGGTGGTGAAGCGGCTGGACACCGGGCGGCTGGAATACACCTATACCGAAGACGGCAGGCAGCGCGTAATTCCCGAAAAGAATCTGATGCACATCCGTGGGTTCGGCCTCGATGGTGTCTGCGGCATGATGCCGATGAGGACGGGTCGGGATGTAATCGGCTCCGCGATGGCGGTTGAAGAATCTGCTGCAAAGATTTTTGAGCAGGGCCTGCAAAGCTCCGGGTTTCTCTCATCGGACAATGCGCTGGACGAAGATCAGCGGGAAAGACTTCGCGGTTATATGGCGAAGTTTACCGGTTCCAAAAACGCCGGAAAAATCATGGTGCTTGAGGGCGGCCTGAAATATCAGGGTGTCACCATGAACCCTGAAGATGCCCAGATGCTGGAAAGTCGCTCATTCAGTATTGAGGAAATTTGCCGCTGGTTCCGCGTACCACCGTTTATGGTCGGGCATACTTCGAAGCAAAGCAGCTGGGCATCGAGCCTGGAGGGGATGAATCTCCAGTTCCTGACCCACACGCTGCGCCCGCTGCTGGTGAATATTGAGCAGGAGATTTCCCGCTGTCTGCTGAATGGTGAAGAGGACCTCTTTGCCGAGTTCTCGGTAGAAGGCCTGCTGCGCGCCGACAGTGCTGGCCGGGCGGCGTACTACACCAGTGCGCTGCAGAACGGCTGGATGTCCCGTAACGACGTGCGCCGCCTGGAGAACATGCCACCGATTGAGGGCGGCGATCTTTATACGGTGCAGCTCAACCTGACGCCGCTTGAAGACCTGAAGCAAAACAGCCAGGCAGCACAGGCTTTCGCGCTGCGACAGGTCCATAACCACGTATTCCCCGACATCCCCTTCGAACAGTCCCCGCTGAAACAGGCGGCTTAGGAGTATCCATGACGATTAAAAGCCTTCCGGCTGCGCCGGAGGGTCGACCTTTTGCGCGCGAAAAACCCGATCTGCCAGCTGCGGCAATGGAGCGCTGGAACGGTGGCATCCGTGCTGCCCGGGACGGTGACAACAGCATTTCTATCTTCGACGTGATCGGCGCTGATTTCTGGGGGGAGGGGGTGACAGCCAGCCGCATTGCTGGTGCGCTGCGCTCCCTTAATGGCGCTGACGTAACGGTCAACATCAACAGCCCCGGCGGCGACATGTTCGAGGGCCTTGCGATTTATAACCTGCTGCGCGAGTACGAAGGCAGGGTCACTGTGAAGGTGCTGGGCCTGGCAGCGTCGGCGGCGTCGGTCATCGCGATGGCCGGTGACGACGTGCAGATCGGGCGCGGTGCATTCCTGATGATCCACAACTGCTGGGTTTACGCGATGGGCAACCGTCACGACCTGGCGCAGATCGCCGCTGACATGGCGCCGTTTGATAACGCCATGAGCGATATCTATCAGGCGCGCAGCGGCCTCGATGCCACTACGGTCAACAGGATGATGGACGGCGAAACTTATATCGGCGGCAGCGAAGCGGTGGAGAAAGGTTTTGCTGACAGCCTGCTTTCTGCCGACGAAATCGCGGACGACGACGAAAGCCCCGCAGCAGCGCTGCGTAAGCTCGATGCGCTGCTGGCCAAAGCCAGTACGCCGCGATCGGAGCGGCGAAAACTTCTTAAAGCCTTATCCGGCAGCAAGCCAGGCGCTGCTGCCACCCCTGAAGGTATGCCGAGCGCTGCCACCATCGAAAACGAAACTATTGACCGACTGGAAGCCGCGCTCAGCGGCCTGAAAGCGGCTGCCCAGTAAAACGGAGATGTTATGTCTGATGTAAATGAGATCCTGAAAAAAGTTAGCGCCAGCATTGAAGAGGCGACCGGCAAATTCAATGCCAAAGCAGAAGAAGCCCTGAAAGAAGCAAAGAAAAATGGCGAGCTGTCAGCGGCAACCAAAGATACTGTCGACAAAATGGCAGTGGAATTTAATGCCCTGAAAGATGCTGAGAAAACGCTTAAGGCGGCGCTCGGCGAACTTGAGCAGCAGGTTGCTCAGATGCCGCTGGCGAATGCTGCAAAGGTGATCGAGACCGTTGGCCAGACCGTTATCAGCAGTGAAGCGCTGAAAGCGTTCGCGGCAAGCGTTGAAGGCGGGAAGCGCGTCAGCGTTCCGGTGAATGCTGCGCTGATCTCCACTGACGTGGCA